AAATCTCGGTACACCAGGTACATTATCAGATTTATCTCCATCTAATATTTTATAATATATAAAGTTTTTAGGATGAATTTTATATTCCTCTACAATAGCATCTACATCATATAATTTTTTTCTAACTGGACTCCAAATTTTTATAGTATCTGAAACTAATTGTAAAAAATCTTTATCAGTTGACATTATTATAGATTTTTTAAATTTATTCATTACATAATATGCTATAACATCATCCGCCTCTATATTATCTACTGATACAACACTTATAGGTAACAACTCAAGATAATTTAATAACCGCTTTAATTGAGTTATCATATTTATTTTTTCATCATCAGAATCTAATCCTTCAGCTCTATTTACTCGTATAGTACCTCTTCTACGTTTTTTATATTCTGGATAAAATTTACGGCGGCGTGTAGATCCTCCCTTACCATCAAATACTATTACAACTCGCGTTGGTGCTAACATTCGAATTGCATAACCTATACTTCTTAAAAATCCAACAATTCCTCCGACGTGTATTCCATTTTCATTGGTACTTGGAAATACACTAAAGACTCGGATAAATGTGTTTAATCCATCTATAAGAAGTACTTTATCATCTACATCACCGCCATAAATATCTACTTTTGATTTATCTTTAATCTGATTTAAAATTGATACATAATCATTAGAGTTCATCCATTCCATCCTCAGTCATTACAACATCATCAATCCCTAATTCATCCATATCATATTTTAAAATTAATTTTTCACATATCAATTCATATAAATGTTCTTTTAAACCATCAACATCAACAAGTAATTGCTTAAAATCTTTAGATTGAAATTTGTGTTCGTTTCCTAAATTATCAATAAGGTTATACCAAGCCCCAGCTTGCTTTACAAGTTTGTAATCTTTCATTACAGTTAACCAGCTACCTACATCATCAATTCCACTCTCAAAATAAAGTGGAAACTCCGCTTTTCTCAATGGAGGTCCCAATCTATTCTTTATAACCTGCGACAAAATAGTCATTCCAATAACATTCTTTTTAGCATCTTTTATTTGGCCTTTGTTCTTTAACCTAACTCTCGTAGATGCATGGAATGGTAATGCTTTTCCACCACTTGTTGTCCAAGGGTCACCAAACATAACACCCAATTTTTGTCTCAATTGGTTTGTAAACACAAGAGCTACTTTTTGTCTACCTATCATTTGAGTAATTTTTCTCATTGCTTTAGATATAATGATTGCTTTTGCCGTTGCCCAACCATCCTTATCAAAGTCTGCTTGCATTTCTACTTTCGTAGATGCGGCTGCTACTGAATCAACCAAGATAGTTACTAACCTATCTTTATCACTTTCACGAACTTTAGCTACTATATGTTCTATAGCCTCAAAAATATCTTCTACTGTTTCTAAATGTAAATACAACATACTGCTTACATCTACACCAATAACTTTTAAAAAGTCTTGACTAACTGATGTTTCAGTATCTATATAAACTGCTACACCACCCTTTTTCTGAGTTTCAGCTAAAATGTGTGCACCAATTAATGATTTTCCACTCGATTCCAATCCATTGATTTCTGTAATTCTACCTACAGCAATTCCACCATTAGGTTTATTTGATATTGCTAAATCTAATAATGTAGAACCTGTAGAAATAAATTCCTTTATATCTGTTGGTGTTCCTGTTCCACTATCTAAGAAATAAGCAACTTGATCGGTATCTTTAAATTGTTTGTTTAAATTTTCTGCTAATACAGCAGCAAGATCGTCTCTTGTACTCATATAAAACTCCTAAATTAAAATTGGGGGATGTTGCCACCCCCCGAATTTATGTTATTAACTATTAAATAAATCGTCAAATGCATCTGTTGCAGATAAAACAGTATTTGTACTAGTTTCAGCAACTGGTGCAGGAGCAGGCTTAGAAGTTTCTTTCGATTCTTCACCTGCATCTTCTGATTTTCCTGAAATCCAAGATTCAAGAACTGAAGTTAATTCTTCATACGATTGTTCTTTATAGATTTCATTCAAATTCTTCTGATTATTCAAAAGTTTTTCCATAAGATTTGCATCTTCTGTAATTGGAGTTTGGTTTGGTTTAACCCTAATATTTGTTTTAGGGAAAGCCGTGCCCAGTTCTTCAGCAGTTTTAAACTCGACTACAATATCACGACCATTCATAGCATCTGTAATATCAAAGTAATCAGGATCTGTATTAATAGAAAGTAGTTCTTGATAAACTGTCTTTCCAAATCCCCAGAACTTAACACCTTCAGATTCTTGACCACGAACTACAACTGGTGCAAAAGTTCTCATTTTTGCTTCCAATTTTTTACCAATTTGATAATCATCTCTACTACCACCTTCTTTGAGTTTTTGAGAAAACTCTTCGATTGGATCTGGACGACCGTTTGAAATTGGTGAAAGGTAATTCTTCGAGCCTATTTGATAATGAAAAAACAACTCAATAAATGGGTTGTCTTTATTATGCAAATACGGAACAATTCTAATTTGAGTCTGCCCAGCGGGTGGTTTCCATAGATTGCTTACACGAGTATTTGAGTCTTGAAGTTGCGATAACCTTGCTTTGATTGCATTAATATCCATTTTTTAATCTCCTATATTATGCTTTATTTTTTATTATTCAATTTGTAGTTATTTCATTATAACCTACAATAATATATATAAACTAATTCTTGAAAAGTGTATTTTTTTTATTTGGATAAAAACTTTTTATTCATTGTTTTAGCCACAGCCCCAACAGAAGTTACATCAATGAACTTAGCATCTTTTCCATACATTGCTTTAAATGCTTCTTTAGTAGTATCTCTTGTATAATCAGAATCTCCAATAAAATAACTAAGAACTTTAACACCCTTACCACGAATTTCTTTCATCATTTTTTTGGTATGTTTAATTGCTTGTTCATTATAATACCTAATTGTACCATTACTAAACATAGGCATTCCATCTGAAAAGTTTAAGAAGTAAGATTCTTTTTCATTAGAACCACTACTTATTTTATCCATAATAGCTTGATAACATAATCCTTCGGGTGTTGTTCCTGAAGTTCTCAAATATTTAAAATACTTTTTAATATGAGCTATTTTATTTTTTCTACTGTCATAAGCCATCAAAATAGCTGGCATTTCTTCACTTCTTCTACTTTGACGATTATAAGTAGTATATCTAACTGAAACTTCAACTGTCAAACCTTCAATCATTGAAGCTGCTTTACAAATAGCGACAGTAGCTTTAATAGTGTTAGTCCACTTATCTCCACTCATACTACCACTAGCATCAATTGAAATATGTAAGTGAGCGTCAGCGTAACTATCAATAAAGACAGAAGAGAAAACTCTTTCGTTTCCAAAACCTAACTCAGCAATCAATCTCTTATCAATTCTACCACTATCTTTACGAGTCCATTTGGTATCTCTACTCTCATTACGAACTTTAAGTTTCTTACCTAACATAGTTCCAAGTCTTAATCCTTCAGCAACCGTATTATCTGAATACTTCGCATGATATGAATAGTTAGTTAACACTTCACATAAATCATTTTCTAATAAACCATCAGTAATTCTATCAATAACAACACATTTAGTCATACCGTTATTATAAGAATCAGTTCTCCATTCATATTCACCAAGATTTTTAGCACCAACATCAGTTAATTTCATACCTGATTCTTCTACTGCACTTATTTCACTAGCATACTTTTTAGCTAACTTAGTTTTTTTAGTTTTACCATTTACAAAATCTTTCTGTTTATCAAATGCTCTTTCTAATTGTTTTTTCTGTGCTTCTGAAAGAACAATATCACTACCACTTGAATGCCCTCTTCCAACTTCACCACCTTCAACAGCCTTTTTTAATCCTTCAAACTCTTCATCAGAAAGTTCTTTTGATTCACTTTTACCACTACCACTACCTTCTTCTTTTTCTCCATCTTTACTTTCAGAAGCAGGTTTGCTGGAAACTTCTCCGAACTCATCAGTTTCTTCAACACCATCTTCTAAATTATCAAGAATAATGTGGTAGATACTAACTGCTATTTTAAAAGCAGATTTAGTATCTTTAATAGTTGATGGGTGATTTTCTACAAAAAGTAATTTATAAATCTTATCTAAATCAGTAACAGCGTTTAAATTTCTATTCTCATTAGTTAAATTAATTATTCTAAATATATATGAATTCCAATCATTGGAAGTATATTCATCAGATTTTAATGCTTTATCAATCACATTAGAATGGAAATATGATTTATACATTGAATGATAATACCCCTTATAACCAGGAGAGTTTTTAAAGATATGATAATCAATTCGTCTATCTTCTACATAATTAAGAAGCATTTTCAAATGACTAAGTACTGAAGTTTTATCATATCCTTTTTTCTCAGCTTTAAGAATTGTTTCATTATCAGTAACAAAACCACCAGTAAGATTTCTTAGAAATTCGAAATCTGAAAGAAGTATATGTGAACCTTCGTGAAGAGCCAAACCAACAGTACTATCAAAATTCTTTTCTTTTATATTAGAAGAAATAACAACTTTTTTACCATCAGTATAAGAATCTTCTCCACTTTTAAAAGTAACTCTAATATCATTTCTACCAGTAACAATATTAACAAAATTAGAAATAGAACGTCTATAAGATGCAAGTGCTATAGTATCTACTTTTGGTTTTTTTACTTCTTCTTCGCCCCAACTATCAAATATAGAAGTTCTCCTACCAAAATCATCCCCCATCCAAAAGGATGAATTAGAAGTTTTAGGTGAATTAGCACTATATTTTTCACGAAGTTTCATCGGATTAAAATGTTTTAAAACTGGCATCTTTTCTTTATTTTCCTCATTTATCATAGTTGATCTTACACACAAATAAGCTAAAAGTCAAGGTATTTTTTAAGTTTTTTGGGCAAGGGGGCTTAATAGTAATGCTCTGTTTCAGTCCTATTGACTCTACGGGGGATAACCGTATTGACACCATCTTCAGCCCCACCATTCCTTAATTAAATACCTAATTTCCATATAAGATCATACGCATAAAACCAGGTACAAGTCAAGGTTTATTTTATTTATTTTCGATGTTATCTATATCTATAATTTTATATAACTTAGTGTTTATTCTCTGTATACTATCCTCTGAATCGAATAGTAAGATGCAATTCTTATAATCGTCCCAATCAATACTGAATGTTTTGTCTAAAACTCCATTATTTAACTTACGAATTAATGTATTTAATGCATTTATAGTATAAAGTGTATTTGAATGCTTTTTTCTATGTAATGATATTGTATTTCTAACTCCATCAAGAAAATCATCTGTTTTAGGTATATTGTATGTGCACATTAATTGCTTTGGATCATCTATATTTGATAAAATATATATTTTATTATAAAAAATATCATTACATTCCATAATAAGATCAATTGTAAAATCTAAATTATGAATATCCGTAAAAGTACATAATAATTGAGTATTCATTAATCTAACTCGCCACTTAATAGTTTAAGTAGAGCAGATTTAGTACCACCTTTTTCTACAAGCACTCTCTCAAGGTTTCCATCCTCAGTATACTTACTTCTAGTTTTCAATAATGGTATCTCTTTTCCATCATCATCTATATACATTAAAAAGTCTCCCTTTTTCGGATTTTCTGATTTTCTAATTCTACCTGATTCATATAATTCTGTAATTTTAGAAACCATTTTCTCTGCCTCTTTACTTCCCGTTAAAGGAACTCTTGAAACTTTTCCAGCGTTTTGATATAAAAAAGAACCCACTCCTTCAGGAGGATCATGTCCTACAATACTAAACATCATAAAATCATATATCGCGCGTGGATCATCATCAGCTGCATCTAAAACACCATTCATCAGTTCTATATGTAACTCATCAGGATTTTCAGCTTGCATTATTCTTTCCATATAAGCACCTTGCATACTTTCAGGTAATTTTTGTATCTGATGTATATAAGCTGACTTATCAGTTGGATGATGTAATATCATCTCTCTTCTTTCATCACTACCTGGTTCCGTATCGTTTATTGCATCAACTGCACGTCTAGGACCTAATTGTGCTAATTGTACATTTTTTCCATCTTTAACGGATGAAGCAAGTAATGCTGTTCTCTCACCATCAGGAGTTTCCGCATAAATCACAATATCCGCTCTAAACTTATCATCATCTGTTCCCCCTTCACAATCTACCTTAATTTTTGTACCCTCTGGAAAATTACCTTTTTCTAATAAATCTTTTGCAACAGCTATTTCAACTGCTACATTTTTATTACTCAAAATATCTTTAAGTTTATTTGCCATACTTTCAAGATTCTCAGGATTGGTAAAATATTTCAACGCATCAGCACGTAAGTCTGCAATATTTACTACCATACCATTTTTTGTTGTAACCGTTCCTTCTTTCATAAGGGATTCTAAAATTTCAGGTATTTCTTCTTCAGTATACTCTGATTCGCCCAAAGCGTATGCTAAAGCAACTACTCCCTCATATGCAGTTGATTCTCCACGTTTAGATTTACCTACTATAGTTGGTTTTGAATGAACCGATATGTATTTACCTTCTGGTGTCCAAGCGGTTAAATGTTTAGAAGTAACCTTGTTAATAGTATATCCTTTTGCCTTTAAATCTTCTGCTAACTTTTTTATACTCTTTGCTCTACTACCTTTTGGCCTATCAACCACATCATAGTAATATTTTTGTTGTACTTCTCGTTTGCTATAAAGTACAGTAGCTAAATTAATTTTCTCCTCTTCACTCGCACTACTACCCAAATGTAAAGGTATTCCTGTTGATTCCGTTATATCACGTGAAACATTTACAATACTCTCCATTCTTTTCTTTACTTCTTCTGTTTCTAAAGGATCTTTTGATTTTTTTAAGTTTTTTTGTATGTTATTATACTCTTTTTTGAATATGGGACTCCAATGTTCTTTTTTCAAATCATCATGTTTATCTACAGATAAATCTTTACGATAATCACCCTCTTCATCTTCTTTACCTCGAGTATAAACCTTTTTTGATCTTGGTGAACTATATGTTTGACCTTTTTTAGCTTTCTTTCTTGCCTTTGGTAATGTATCACCAATCACATCAGCTTTTTCTTCTTCAGTAAGATTAAGATTATCTAATAATGAATAGATAGCCTCAAGACTCCAACCCTCTTTTATAAGTTGATTCTTTAATAACATTACATCATCAGCTCTATTAAAGTTAGGCATACCATCCTTACACTTCCAAGCTATTTCATTTACTATATCTTTAAATTTCATAACGTTCCATAGTGTGATAATTTTTTCCTGTTGTAATTTTGGTTGGATAACCATCTATCTCAAGTGTTTTTTTAATATCATTCAATATATTTTCACCATCTTCTTTACAATAATCAAAAAGAAAAGCATCATAATTATACAACACCAACTTACTCTTCTTATTCAGTAAACATTTCTTTAAAGCTGTTATCAAACTCATATTTCTCTCGGTTTCCATTAACTGAATCATATAATTAAACAGTTTGTTTGGATTCATATCAAATAAATTGTTTTTAACAAACCTTCGGTTATAAATATCGGAAACTACTTGTTTCTCCTTATTATAAGTATTCCATAAAGTATTAACATATTGATTAACACCTTCAAAATACGGTATTTGTTGTGCTATTTCTTTTGTAATACCACCATATAAATATTTAAAACTTAACTTCTTAGAATCTTCATAATTTGTATTATACTGTTTTGCAAAATA